CATTGTCTATGCGCGCCGTCAGCATGAAATGCGCCCATACCTCGGCCTGTCAACGACTGACGAGGACGACGTCGAGGAAGCTGTCAAACTCTGGATTGCCGCAGTCGTGGGGGTGAGACTGTGAGCCTAGTGGATCTCAGAGCGGCCGTCGTGAGCCATATCGCAGAAAGCGTGACTGCGTTCCGGACCGTCCAGGCTCACGGCGGCTCCTTCAATCGCGAGGAACTAGCCCGCATCGCGCTACAGTCTCCGGCATGTCTCGTTGCAATCATGGGCGGCCAACTTGAGCGGCAGGGCGGCCAGCCTGTGGCAAACCCTTACATATTCGCATTCGTCGTGACTCGCGGGACCTCGGATGAAAAGCGCGACAAGGCGGCACTCGTGCTCGTCGAGGCCGTGGCCGGCTTGGTGGTGCGCAATGGGTGGTCATATGCGCATGCTCGGGCTCCGGACAGCATGCGGATTGAGAACCTGTACAGCGGTGACATCGACAAACAGGGCATTGCTCTGTGGTCCGTTAGTTGGCAGCAACAGGTCGACATTGCGATCTACGATCCGTCAGATCTCCCGTACCTGCACGAGGTGCACGCAGAATGGGATCTTGTTCCCGCCGACGGGCAGATAGACACCGAGCAAATGGTCCAGGTTGGAGGCGAGTTTATGAGCGTCTATGGCAACATGAACATTGACACGCCGGCCGCAACATCAATCGGAACACCTGACACCTATGTCAAGGCCGCCGGGACCTACGCACTGAACCTCGCCGAAAGCGTTGACATGCCGGTGAATGGGCGCCTGCGCCATACTGGAGCTGTCGCGAAGCCGTTCCTCGCAACCGCATCGCTGTCAGTCACCGTCGACACGGACGCAAAGGTCACCTTGGCATTCGCCAAGGGCGGGGTGGTCGATACCGACTCTGAGATCGAACAGGAGTGCACGCTTGCCGGCGGGGCAGAGGCGTTCTCTCTCAAACACATTTTCAGTCTCGACGAGAACGAATACGTCGAGGTCTGGATCAAGGCAGACGCGGCAATCGGCGCAACACTGACCAAGGCCGACGTAGTCATAGCGTCAACCTGAGGAGTAGCCATGGGACAACAACAGGAAAAAGTATTCGTCAGGCCGGCCATGGGCAACGCTGAGCGCGCCAACAGCCGCCTGTTGGTGCGTGATCCGATCACGTTGCAACCACTGAAAACAGAGGGCGAATACAAGCCGCGAACGACCTACTGGCTCCGTCGCATCAAGTGCGGGGATTGCGAACTCTGTGCTCCCCAAGCCGCGGGTACCGTAATGCTGCAAAAGCATGCTCCGCAAAAACAGGAAGTCACTGAGGCGCAGCAAAAAACGTTGACCAGCAAGAAAGGTGAGGACTAATGCCCATCTCGTTCAACAGCATTCCTGTGGACATCAGGACACCGGGCCAATTCATTGAGTATGACAACAGCCGCGCCGTTCAGGGCTCGCCGGCAATGCCGAACGTGGCGTTGATCATTGGGCAGCGTCTAGCCGCCGGCAGTGTCGCCGCTGAAATCCCGACCATGGTGGCGAGTGCCACGAAGGGCGAAACCTACTTCGGCCACGGCAGCATGCTGGCGCAAATGATTGAGAAGTTCAAGGCCGCAAACGCCTACACGGAGCTGTGGACAATCGCCCTCGACGACGTGGTCGCCGGCGTTGTCGCGACAGGAACCTTCACCTTCACCGGCACGGCAACCGAAGATGGCAGCGTGTTCCTCTACATCGGCGGTGAGAGGATCCCGGTTGCAGTCACGAGCGGCGACGCATTCGGCACCGTTGCGGCGGCAGTGGACGCGGCTGTCACGGCATATTTACTCACGAACAATCTGCCGGTGTCATCCGGCGTTGCCGGTGGTGTGGTCACGATCACGGCTCTGCATAAGGGTACCCTGGGCAACGACATTGACCTCCAGGTCAACTACAACCCCGGTGAGGCTTTGCCGGCTGGCATCTCCTGTGCCGTGGTTGGGATGGCATCAGGTGCAACCGATCCAGACATCGCCGATGCAATCGCGGTGTTCGCTGACAAGTGGTACACCACGATTGTCAGCGCCTATGACGACGATACGAATCAGGACCTGCTCGAGGCCGAGCTGCTCACGCGGTGGGGCCCGATGGTCATGCAGGACGGCATGGCTTTCATTGCCACTGCCGACACCGCCGCAAACCTGACCACCGCCGGGAACGCACGAAACAGTCAGTTCACGTGCTACATGGGCGCCGGCCTATCGCCAACCCCAAGCTGGGTGTGGTCGTCGGTCGTGGCCGCAATCGATTGCTACGAGCCGGACCCGGCAAGACCGCGGCAGACATTGCTCTTGCCTGGCGTCAAAGCCCCGAAGGCAGAGGACCAGTTCACACAGTCGGAGCGGAATATCCTGCTGACCGACGGGATCTCAACGTTCACGGTTGGCCAGGATGGCAGCGTGTACGTCGAGCGTTTGATCACGACCTATCAGACCAACCCTACCGGTGTGCCAGATCCAAGCTATCTGGACATCACCACAATGCGGACTCTGGCATATCTTCGCTATACGCTGCGGGCCCGCATCGCATTGCGCTTCCCGCGACACAAGCTTGCGAACGACGGCACAAACTTTGGCCCGGGCCAAGCGATTGTCACCCCGTCCATCATCAAGTCCGAGATCTTGGCGCTCTTTGCGCAATGGGAAACGGACGACGGGCTTGTCGAGAATTTCGCGCAGTTCTCAAACGACGTCATTGTCGAGCGCAACGCAAACTACGTCAACCGCGTCGACGTGTTGCTGTCGCCTGACCTTATGAACGCTTTCCGCGTGTTCGCCGGTCAGATCCAGTTCCTTCTGTGAGGACGGCAAACCGAGGCAACCACGAGAACTAGGAGCACGTTATGAGCAAGGTCACAGGCATAGTTGAGGTCTACATCAACGGGACGCTGCAGCGCTCTAAGGAGGGCGCGAAGTTGATCACTGGCGGCAAGGAACGCACCGCACAGACGGGTTATGCCGTCTATGGGTATTCAGAGAAGATTGTGCCCGCGCAACTGGAATACACCCTTGCCCATACGGCCGACGCCGACCTGGAGGCCCTCAACGATATGGTGGACGCCACGTTGCGTTTCGTTTGCGACATCGGCCAGGTTTGGTTGGTGAACAACGCGTTCACAACCAAACCTGTTGAGATCACAGGCGGCGAGGGCGACGTGGCCGTGGAAATGCAGGGCGACCCTGCAATCCTAGAGTAGGAGCGACAGCGTGGCCGACGAGATCGATAAAATCATCGAGGAACAGGAGCGACAGGACGAGAAGTACGTCACCCGTAATGAGGACGGACGGGTCACGGTTCTCTTGGAGATGCCTGTCGAGCTCAAGGCGGGCAACACCACACGCACGATTGAGGAGATCAATCTGCGCCGCTCCAAGGGCAAAGACTGGGCCGCGACGGACAGGGCGGATGGCCAGATCGGAAAGACTCTGCTGCTCGCCGCATCGGTGAGTGGAGAACCGAGGGCAGTTTTCGAAGAAATGGACGGTGATGACTTTCTTCGGGTCATGCGGATAGTCGGCAGCATGGGAAAATCCCAAGCCGGTGGGGAGACCTCCTCGGAGACATAGCCTACGTCTTCCACTTCCCGCCGTCGGAGCTGTGGGCCATGGACACCGAGGAACTCCTGTTCTGGCATGAACAGGTGGTGAGGTTACATGGCAAGCACTCTTAACGTCAGCCTAATCATTAAGGCCTTCGATCGGGCGACCGCACCAATGCGCGCGGTGACGCGCAACTTCCAGGTGATGCGCGACGCGAAGGTGGCCGCAGACCGCCAGTTTGCAAAGGCCGCAAACATACGCAATGCCGCGGAGGGCATGAAGCGCTTTTCGGACGCGGCTGTCAACGCCATGAAAGCGCCGATCAATGCATTTGAGGATTTCCAAGCGGCAATGTCCGAGGTCAAGGCGGTATCGAGGGGCATAACCGATCAAGAATTCGCGGAAATGACGGAGCGGGCAAAAGAACTCGGTGCGACGACGCGCTATACCGCAACGCAAGCGGCGCAAGGAATGAAATACCTTGCCGTTGCGGGCTTCAAAACCTCGGAGACGCTCGAGGCAATCCCGAATGTCCTCGACATGGCAACCGCTGCCGGTATGGATCTCGGCCGGACCTCGGACATTCTGTCAGACCTCATGAGCGCTTTTGGCAAAAAGACGTCCGAAGCCGGGAATGTGGCCGACGTGTTGACGACCACATTCACGGGCTCAAACACGACCCTTGAGACACTGTTCGAGACCATGAAAATCGCCGCGCCTATTGCCACAGATCTTGGCGTCTCGATGAAAGACGTCGCAACAATGACCGGCATAATGGGGAATGCGGGCCTAAAGGGAAGCATGGCGGCAACGTCCCTGCGCGCGGTGTTCAACAATCTGATATCGCCAACAGGCAAAGCGGCGGCAGTCATGGACAAGTTGAATTTCAAGCTAAAGAAAACTGAAGATGGGTCATTGGACCTGGTCGGAATGATGGAAGACTTGAGGCAAAAAACCAAAGGATTGGACAAGGCCACGAGGATGGCCGCCATTGGCGAGATTTTCGGTGTCCGTGGAATGACCGGCGTTTCAAATATCATACGTGGTATTGAGACGGGCAAGTTTGCCGAGCTTGCCGGATACCTGAACGACGTCGAGGGCACCACAAAGAAAGTCGCAAGCGTGATGGATGACAATGCTAAAGGCGCGACTACCCGCCTGTCCTCAGCATTCGATGGACTCATGCTTGCAATAGGCGAGAAACTCGAGCCGACGTTAACGAGCCTAAAGGAGACGATAACGGGAATGGTTCAGGCAATGACCGGTTGGGTCCAGCGCAACCCACGGCTTACTCGAACTCTCGCCATTGTTGCCGGTACAGTCACCGTTCTCGCTGCGACGCTGACGGCACTCATGTTCACCATGGCGGCCTTCGTGACCGCATCGGGCGTGATGAAGCTGGGCCTTGGTGGCCTCAAGACGGCGTCACTACTTTTGAGGAGCGGACTCTGGAAAGCAATGTTGTCTGTGGGTAGGTTCACCGTCTCATTGATAACGAAGGGGATCCCGGCGGTGGCCCGTTTTGCGGCTACAATGATAGCGAAAGCGGTGCCCGCCCTTCTGCGCACAGCAGCATCCGCACTGTCGGCCGCACTCCCGTTTCTCGCAATCGCTGCGGCAATCGGAGCGGTAACGCTAGCCGTGATTCAGCTGGTGAAACACTGGAAGGAACTCGACTTCCTCGAGGGCCTCAAGGGCATCGCTGAATCCATAGGTGATAGCGGTATCCTGTCGACCATTGGGGAGCTGTTAGACCCGAGGACGCTGCTCAAGGACATGGGTATTATGGGGGGCACGCCGTCGGTTGGAGCTCCGGGGGCACCAACTGCGGCAGCTCCGGGGGCACCAACATTGGCGACCGTGGCAAGGGCGGCAATAGGGGAACAAGCACAAAAGGGCGCCGTTGCAAAAGAACGGCCGTTCCTTGGGAGAGAATCTGGGCCGGCTGCGGTCAAAATAGGAAGCGGCCATCTCCAAATCAAAATAGATTCGGATAAGCCGGCTCGGGTTGTTGGCGCCAAACCAATGGAGGGTTTGGGTTTCGACGTCGACACCGGTTCTGCAATGGCTGTCAGTGGGTAGAGGATTGGCATGGCGTGGTTTGAGGATCTACAGCTAGACGGCAAGGGGTCATTCCGTGGGGTAGAATTCCTTGTCGACAACGTCGAATCAACAATCGGACGGCGGACGGTTACCCACGAGTTTCCGGCAAAGGACAAGCCATTTGTCGAGGATCTTGGCCGCAAAGCGCGGCTCATAAATCTCGAGGCCTACTTCGTGGGCCCCGACTACATGGTGAGCCGCGACAGGCTGCGCACAGAGATCGAGGACACGCCTGGCAAGGGGACTCTGATCCACCCGTATTGGGGTGAGATGCAGGTCACGGTAACGGGTGACGCGCGTATTCGCGAGACCCCAGCCGAGGGTGGTGTTGCTCGCGTGAGCTTCACGGTCACAGAGGCGGGCGAGGAACTCCCAACCATCGAGCCCGACAAAGCCGCGGCCCTAACGATTGAGGCCGACGCGGCGGACGCTGCAATGAAGGAGTCTTTCGAGGATGACTTTGCAGTCGTGGGCTACATTGCTGACGTTGGGCAGGCTGCCGTCGACACGATAGCGGCCATGACGACCGAGATTAGGAAGATCAAGGGCCGTGTCAATGCGGTTATGGCCATTGCCGACCAGTTTGAAGTGGCGATAACCGCGCTTGAGGATACAGCCCAGGACCTCATTGAAACACCCGGAGACCTCGCCGATGCCATGACGGACATCGTCTCCGATATCGTAGCATCAGTTGCTAGCGTCGGTACGTCGTGGGACTCGTATTTCGACGACAACGAGCAACCCGGGGCGGTCACTGGCACGCCGGTGAAGTCCCCGACGAGCGCATCGCCAGCGAGCGGCGACAAACGCGCCGACATCATGCTCAAGACCCACAGGGACATGTCAAGAATTGGAGATCGTGACTACGTTGAAAGCATTCTGTTGGATGCAAATGGGGATCCACTGCCTGACGAATATGTGTCGAAGGTGACGCTCGATCCGGCATTTGAGGAGGTGCCGTACATCCCAAGCACGGCCGGCACGTCAAACCCTCGCAGAACGCCACAGCGGACGCAGGAGGCTACAAACCAGGCTGCGTTGATTCGTTTAGTCAAGGTCTCAGCGACAACCGCCGCGGCACGGGCCGTTATCACGACGCCCGTTTCAAGTGTGGACAAGTCCGACGAAATTCGCGATGCAATCTTGTTGGCCCTCGACGACTTGATTGAGAGTGCTGACGACACGACCTATGGGCCGTTTACAGATCTACGCGTAGCTCTCGTCACCTATCTGCAATCTGCATCCGCAGAGCTGCCGCGCATCGTCACCTTCACACCCGGCACAACCATGCCGGCCATCGTCATTGCGCAACAGCTCTATGGGCACATCGACCTCGAGACCGATATCATTGCGAGAAACAACATACGCAATCCGTCGCGTGTACCTGGGGGGGAGCCGCTTGAGGTGCTGAGCTATGACTGATTTCACGCTCAACGTTAACAAAACCAAGTATGGTGGCTGGACAACACTCAGCATCCGCAAGAGCATTGACGAGCTCGCACATTCATTCGACGTCAGTTTCAGCGACCAGTGGAGCGACCAAGATGAGCGTATACCGATCGTCGCCGGCAACGATGTGACCGTGGTCTATGGGTCCGAGACAATAATCACTGGCTACGTCGACGACGACACTTCAAGCTACAGCGCTACCGGCCGCAGTCTAGGCATCAAGGGCCGCTCAAAAACCGGAGACCTGGTTGACTGCGCGGCTGTCAAAGGCAGCGGCACCAGGGCATGGCGCAGGGCTGGCCTGCGGAAAATAGCTGAGGATATCTGCGGGCCATTTGATATCGACGTCTTGGCGGCGGCAAACCTCGGCTCCAAATTCAACCGCTTCACCATCGAGGAGGGGGAAACGGCTTTCTCGCTGCTACAGCGTGCTGCACGGATGCGTGGCCTACTCGTGCTTACCAACGCAGACGGGAACCTCGTGTTCTCGCGCGTCGGTACCACGACCGTGGCAACCACCCTCAAGCTGGGCGAGAACATTCTGGGCTGCAATCACCAGCGTTCAATGCGCAGCCGTTTCTCATCCTACAGGGTTAACTGCCAAACCGTGGGGAGCGACGAAACCGCGGACTCGCCAAAAAAGACGACTCTATCGGCCACGAGTGAGGACGATGGAGTTGGGCGGTATCGGCCAACCGTCTTGATGGCCGATAATGAGGACCGCAAGAGTGAGCTGCAGATCCGTGCTGATTGGGAGCGGAACGTTCGGGCCGGCGAGTCGCGCAGTTTCGCTTACACGCTGCGTGGGTGGGAGCACAGGGACGGATTGTGGGAACCAAACACCATTGTCCACGTTGTTGACGACTTCAACTGGCTTGATGCAGAGCTCCTGATATCCGAAGTCGTGTTCTCCCGCAGTGACTCAGGGACAATGACGACCCTAACCCTCAAGGCGAAAGAGGCCTACGACATCGAGCCTCTTTTCCCGCCGGCAAAACCAGCCACACAGAAAAAGAAAAGCAATGTCCTTGCAGGGTGGTTGGCGTCATGAACATTGGACCAATGAGAGCATTGCACAAATTCATCCAACCGCTTGCCAACCGTGTGCGCCTGCTTATCAGCCGCGGCGTCGTCACCCTCGTCGACGACAGCTTCAAAATGCAGGCCCTGCAGGTCGAGCTACTCGAGGGCGAGCTCCACGATGAAGTCGAACACTTCCAGGAATACGGTTTTACGTCGCATCCTTCGGCAGACGCCGAAGTGCTCTATCTCTCGGTTG